CTCTTAAACCTTTAATCTGATGATAATGAATTACACCTTTCTCTTCTTTGGTACGTTCAAAAGAAATAGAAGAAGTGCCAACACTTTTCAATTCCAATGCATACATATAAGGAGAGGAAAATAAGAAACAATCGCAAGGATTCTTACTTGAAAATCTTAAATTACTACAACCACCAAAAGATTGTGCTTGATCTTTTAAACGATAGTAGAATACGTCTGAAGGAATACTGGCTTTCCAATTTTCTTCAAATCTCTTACCAACATTCTTTGCCAACCTATTCACCTACCTGATATTTATCGTTAATATATTTTCTATAATCAACATACAGTCTGTATGTATCTTTTTTTGGATACCAGAACGCCATAATATCTGCACGTTCAGATGGGTATACTAGAAGTGGTTGTACGCCATGTTCTACATAGAACTTAACCTGTGCCAAACTTGTAACAGGAATGAGTTTTGTATCTTTATAGGCTTCCTGCAACTGCTCAGGCGTTGTAATTTCTGAATTCAATAAATACACCCTTTCTTTTAAAATCGTAAAAAATAGGGAAGAAAACAAAAAATCATATAATCCAATTTGTGAACCATATTAAAGTTTTGTTCTCTTCCCTATCTTCTAACTAAAATGTAAAACTATAATATGATTACTGCAATATTTTTTCATGTTCAATATTCCAAGTTAATACACTACTGATTAGTATAAACTAACCAGTAGTGATAAATAACGTCCTTAAATTAAGCTAAAGACTTGATCTGATAAATATCTACAAATTCATCATCTGCATCTGTCATCAGGTCAAATGTGATCTTCAGTGTAATAGGATCTCCCTCAGCTGCGAAAGCTAATTCGATATTTCTCTGAGGAGTAGCTTTGTAGCAAGTGATATGTAATGGTGTTACAACTCCCTGCTCAGATTTCTGATTGATTTCTGCGTCAACTCTGAAATCAGCTAATTCCTGATTATCGTTAATCTTAACTAACTGAAGTGTAGAATCATTTACGATATAAGATACATCGTATTTCTTACCAACAGCAATTTCGCTATCTGTTGTAGCTGTAAATACTTTTTCTGCTACGCTTCCTTCAATCTGTGTTCCACCAACGTCACCTTTTCCGTAAACGAATAATGTTCCGTCTTTTGGCTGATCTGGTAATGTAAGTTTTCCTGCTTCTGTAGCAGTGATCGTCTTCATTTCTGCACGATCTCCACCTTCTGTGATTGTACCGTTACCAAAGATAGAGAATAACTCAAATGGATATACCTGAATTTCTGATTCAAGTGTTCCTTCCATTGGGTTAGCAAATGTTACAGCATCTCTACCTCTCTTTTTAGCTTTTACAGAATCTGCTGTAATATTTAATGTTACTGTATTAGCATAATCAACTCTTAAAGCCTTTTTGCTTGTAGCTAAGTTAGTTAACTCAAATACACCGCAGTCACGGCTTGCATATTTCTTACTAGCTGCCATTTTGTCACATCCTTTCATTAGAATTTTTAAATTTTAGTATTAAAAAAAGACCCATAAAAATAGGTCTTATTTTTCCTCTTTGAGATTTTTCAAATATGAATCTTCTTTAAAGTCACTACCTTCAGTTCCCCAGACGCTGGCATTAAGAGCCATGATTTGATAATTTCTATCAATTAAGATTCTTTGAAAATTATCATATAATTGAGGAATTGTTAACTGCCCTACGTTAGTAAAATTAATACTTGGGTGGTACGCACATACAACAGAGATAATATTACCGATATCATATTTAGGATCTTGTTTATCTAAGTTTTTTCCACGAGTACGTTTAGCTTTTGCCTTATCACGCCTACGCTGCATTTGGATAACAACAGGATCTTTTTGTTTTGATAATTCTTCGGACACTGTGCGTTCATTGTTGATATTTGAAATTTGCATCAGAATATGTAATACATCATCAAAGATTTCTCGGTCAATAACCCCGACAACCTGTGATTCGATTTCTCCAGTTTCTTCGTCCTCATGTGTTTTTAAGATCTCAAATCTTTTTTCTCTTAATCTATACACAACATCTTCGACAAAATAAAAACAAAATGCTCTCACATAAATCCGTATAACATCTGTGTTTTCTGATACCAAATCAAATAATTTAACATCTGTTCGTTCTTCATAAGGTAATGCCAAAAAAGCATCATATTTATCTGGCAGGAGAGCAGAGTAGTAGCTATCTACTGTCAATGTCATATAACTAGCATATTGCATCCATAACCCTTCACCAATTCTCCTACGATCACTGATTTTAGGTGGCTGAATATGCCCGATTCCAACAGGTATTGGCTCGCTTGACAGTAGCTGTGAATAAGTAAGTTTTACGTCACTCACTTACAAAGCAACTCCATATTTATATCATCAATCCGATACACCATTGTCCTGCCATAAAAGTCAGTGTTCGGCTTAAAAGACTGTAATTGGCTTGTACGAGTATCTAATCTCATAGTCCCGATACCAAATGAGTCTTTTATTGATTCGTCAGTTAAGGCAAGGTTGATTGCTTGACAAATCATATCTAAACGATTGCCAGCGTATCCTTTTTCACGCCATTCTGACTTTTCATTATCATCAAGTTTGATAACATCTCTATGACATACAATATTGATAACCAATGTATAATCAATAATAGATGTTGATGTGCTAGGATATGTTTCCATTAAGATAATAGATCGTGTATCTGTAATGGTTTCATCCATATATGGGACATCTTTGCAATGTCCTAATAAACGATTGTCTTTTACCTGCCCATGTATATTTTCGCCAATCTTACATCCAAACCAATTATCCTCGAAAGAACAATCTTCGTCATCAAGATATGGCATAGCAAGAGTATTAACATCGTCGTTCATCATTAAAATATTTCCTACGGCTTCTTTAATTAATCCAAGCGAAACCAGAGGATTTTCCATCATTTTTTCTGTTTTCGTCATTTAATTTCACCTATATAAGACTTTCTATAGTTATCTCAAGAGAAGCAGTAGAAGAAGTTCCATCTTTTGCAGATAGTTTCAAGATGATTTTTTGACCAATTAATGCAGAATTTAATACAGAAATTCCAATACTTGAACCAGTTTCTTCTATATTAATAGAGTCTCTTGATTCACATTCAATATCCCACTGAGGATCTTTCGTAACTGCATTACCATCCAAGTCTTTGAAAGAAGCAGTGAATGTAGATTTTTTGCCTACAAAAACTTTCTTGTATCTATACTTAATAGTAGCAGTACATGTCTGTTCTACAGTTGGAACATCTGGTTTTTCTGGTTGCGTTGGTTCAGTATCTTTCGTCGGTTCAAAATAATCACATAATCGTAAATCTTTTCTATCTTTCGCTGGGTTAAATTCATCTTTATCAACGATAAAAGATAATACACCACCATGTTCAGTGCCAAAATGATATAAAACATTATCATCACGAGTGAATGTAAATACGTCATTTGGAACTTCACGAATATCAAGAAAAACTCTTTTCCCATCAAGCCCAAGAGTATCATTGTCTTGTGGTACAATTACCGTGTAGTTATTTGATCCAACAAATATGATATTATTACCTGTTTTACCAACATCATATTTAGAAGCTGATTGATAATAAGCCCATCTTTCGTGGATATTACCATTTGCATCTTGCCATTTTACAGTAGACTGGCACAACTTCATTGTTGTTTTTTCAAACACACCACATTGCCCAGGTCTTCCGTCTATGATCCAGTAATTATTCTCAAAATATACATACATTCCTGCTTTGGAAGTATTACATGGGAATAGTACAGTTCTCTGCATAGTTTTTAATGCGGTATCAGAATCATTATCTTGAACCACACATCGGATAGTCGTTCTTTCTGATAAATCAGAGTTACATAATTCAACCGTAGAAGCAATGTCTGTATCTAAGATCTCTGCAAATTCATCATCTTTATAATCGTTATATGCATCATTTTCATAACCGCCCGTTAAGTTAGGTCGTGTATTAGGTGTTATTAAATACCAATCTTGCATTTATCGCATCTCCTATGTATAAGCGGTAGGTTTCTGATTGTTTGTCATTTTTTCAGCATTATATTTAATAGCATCAAGCTCATTCTTTGCTGAAGTTTTTGACCCATTATTTCCATCAATACTTAATTCTTTTGTTACAATACTCACTCGTTTATTTACAAGAGAGTAGTAACGCTCCTGATAATATTGATGCATATATTCTGCCATTGTATCTATGACATATTGATCAAGATCTTCTGAAAATTCTTTTGTCTCTACATCGTATGTAAGATCATCAATTTCCATAGAGTATCTTGCAATTGCCTTTTTTAGCCATTGAAAAACTAAAGAGTCTGGCAGAGGTGTTTTATCTGCAAATGTAGATTCAAAACTTTGAATTACATCATCTGCGGTTGTCATTATAATCACCTACGTCCTATTTCATTTTGTGTCCTGTATAGTTTTCAATGAATCGAATTTTTTCGTAATCGTTATAATTACCTTTTTTAATCATCATCATGACAGCTGATTTTTCAGCACTTGTAACAATATACTCAGAAACTTTGTCCTTAAATGTTTTTGACATCCCTTTATAAGCAAATAATTTTGCCACTAATTCAGGCGTTAAAATCTTCTGAATTTTCTTTTCTCCTTTATTGTCAAAGTCTAACTCTTCACGAGTATCAGCGTCTTCAATATATAATGTTGCATGAGAGCCAACACCATCAATTCCAGTAAAAAGCATATTCCCGTTCTGCACCTGTGAGATTACTTCTCCACGAGATAAACGAGTAGTACCATTTGGTGTGATTGTTACATCTCCTGTGGATTCAATTCGCTGAAATCCTGTTGTCCAATTGGCAAGGCTGCGTACTGTAATTTTTGTTTCCATGCTTAACTCTTTTACAACTTCTGTATTTTCCATCTCTTTCAATTATTTATCCTTTCACAACTAATTATCGTTTACTTGAATTTGTATTTTACAGAATTATACAATTCAATCTTTTCATCTAAATCTTTCGACTTTTGGAATGTCCAATAACGTACACCAGTATTTTTGTTGATGTTAGAAGAAATATAACTTTCGCCTAACCCCATTAAAAAATAGTGTAGTTTTTTGGAATAGCAAAAGTAAATATCGTTCATGGTCTATGTCCTCTATTTAACTAATTAATTGCAAAGATATACAGAATTACCATATATCTTTGCAAATAAAAAAGACCCATAAGGTCTACATTTCTTCAACTATTTACGAATTCTAGTAAGTACCAAGTTCTGTTGACAGTTTCTTGTCTCCAAGTAAACCAATCATATATTCTCTTCCTGGAGCAACTAAAGCACCAACTTCAAGGTCATATCTTGTGATTAACTGACCTGTTGATACGTCTGTTCCAGAAATAGATGTTAATCCGCCTCTTGTTACTGTATAGATTGGAGACTGTCCACCAGCAGGAATTACATATCCGAGTCCCTGTGGTAATACTGTCTGGAAGTCTGTTCCAGCTGCATTCATCAGAGAAGTATCATATGGGTTTGGTAATTCAGAAACAACTGCACCATTATACATTCCCATTAATCCTGTATCGTGGATTTCTTTCATAACGGCTTCAGAGATACCTGTAACAGCAGGTGTTGTTCCCTGATATCCTGCGAATGCATTAAGCTGAGAAACTAAAGCATAATCACCAGTGATAGTTGGTTTTCCGAAACGTCTTACAGGTGTGATAACTCCATCAACACCAGTTTTTGTTAATCCGTCTCCCTCGAAGAAGTATTTAACTCCATCTGCATGTTTGATTGCTTTGTAGATTGTTTCTACAACATAAGCAGCAGCCTTGTTTCTGATCTGAATAGCGATCTGATTCTTTAACTCGTTTTCATCGCTCATGTCACCAATAGCAGCTTTTCTATAATCTACTGCATAACCAGCAGAAATAGCTACTGTAGCGATAGGTGTTCTTTTCTTTCTGATTACTGGGAAGTTAACATCCTGACCTAAAGCCTGTTTGTTTGCTGGGTTTCCAACAAATTCTGTGATTTCAACTTCGCAAGAATCGTTATATCCGATTGCTTTATAATTTCCATAGATACTTAATAATTTAGCTTCTTGAAGAATCTGAGGTTCCATTGAGAAACGTCTGATCTCATTTAATTCAGAAACTGCGGATAAATCCCCAGCAGAAGCTTTACTGTTTAATTCTTTAATATAGTTAGCAGCCTGATCTGCTTTTCTTCCGAAAGGTGCTAAGTCTTTTCCGTCTCTCATTGCAGAGAAAATTTCTACTACAGGAGATTTTGTAGAAACACGACCGCTCGCAAAGTTCGCATCCTTACGTTCGTTGTTTAATTCAAATGTATACATTTATACTATCCTCCTTTTTCAATTAACTATTTTGATACTGACTGTGTAACTGGAGCTGGATCAGAAGCAACAACTCCTACAACAATGCCTTTGTGATTTCCAATGATTTCAGTTACTTCTACATATGGTGCAGCAGTAGCTCCCTTAACAAGATCTCCTGTTGCTGTAGATTTTAACTTATCGCCTTTAGCTACCACAGTAGGAATCTGTTTTCCATAAATTTCAAGTTCCTGTCCATCTAATTTATCAAGATCTAAAACTCTTAAATCTGATCCTTTTGCGATAAAGTATTTATCTAAACCTTCATCGTCACCAACTTCAATATTCATTACTACTTGTTTAGCGTTAGCTGCTAAAGCAAATGTACCTTCTGTTACTGTTCCAAAATCGCCATTATAAACATCTGTTCCTGCAACAGCTTTCACAAATGGATATAATTTTTCGATTTGAGAGATATTACGGAATTTAATCATTTTTATCTATCCTCCTTATTAAAAAATACTTACATCTTCGTCATTATCATCAACTTCGATAGATTCACATACCTCAGAAAAGATGTCTTCAACTTTTTCTGAATTTGTTTCTGCTGTAGGCTCTGCGGCAGATGCCTGCTTCTCAGCTGCTTTCTGCTGTGCTACAATATTCATGCAAATCTTAGATTTGATAGAGTTAACTTCAGAAGCAATTTCGTTTAACTCGTCAATATTTTCGCAAGAGTTAATATCAGATTTTAATTTGTCGATATCTTCTTTTGCGACAGCTTTTTCGTCTTCATTGAACTCGCTTAAAGCTTCGTCAACTTCACCTAATTTTTCTGCAACTTTAGCTTTTGCAATTTCTTTTCTAAGAATTTCGATCTGTTCCCATGCTGTCTCATTCTCTGTCTTTGTGTCTTCAAGAGCTTTCTGTAATTTTTCGACACTTGCATTAAGTTCGGAAATCTTTACATCCTTTTCTGCGATAACAGAATCTTTCTGCTCAATCACGGAATTCTGCTCAGAAATTTTCTCTTCTAATGCAGATTCTTTAGAATTGATTTCAGAAATTGTTTCTTTGATAGCAGAAGTGATTTCTTTCATATCAATTGTTCCGTCCATTTTCTGTTTGTCCTCCTTGTTTTGATTTTCGTTTAATTCCAATACAATAGAAGAGGTATCAGCTGGGTTCATTACCATATCCCAACCAGAGTGAATGAATTCAACAGGAATTCTCCCTGTTTCTCTCCATCCATTCATATAAACAATTCCTGTATTACCTTTTGCTTTGAAAATTTCTACGCTACCTTCTACGGCAACGCCATTGTTAAGATCTTCTTCAAGATTTGCAACGAATTCTGGATAACACATTTCATCAAGATATCCTTCACCGCATACACATCTCTTTGTTTCACCTTCGTAATCAATGTCGTCAATATATCCTCTTGTAAAATGTCCAACAACACTTGCATTTCTAAATGTTATTAAGCCATCTTCGTTGACACCAGTTTCTCCGTGACCGCAGATTATTGTTCTGTTTTCATCTAAAAATTCAACACGAACACTCATATCTGTGATACTGCCGAGCTGTGGCGCACAATATTCCTCTAAAAAGGTAATTCCATTTTTGTTGTATTTTGTTCCGATACCATTTTCTACTGATTCAGGAGGCTGTAATTCGTACAATACGGCTTTAAATGGTCTACGCCCATTCTTGTATTTCTTTTCAGATAACTCTACGATTGCCATGTTGTATCCTCCTTTAAAAAGTTTTGTATAACAAAAAAGCCGATTAAATAAAATCGACCTTTCATTATTGATATTTATTTAGAGTCACTTGGACTTGGGATATTGTTCCCGTCATTATTTCTACTTCGAATTGTGTTTTCGGTAGGGTTGTCCGTAGTTGGACGACCGCCAACCTGATCATCTTTTGAAACATTGCTTGATGTTAAGTGTGGTAAATAGCGTTCGTATATACCATCTTCAATTTCTTCATCTAACACATTAAAATATGCTTCTGGGTTAATTCCTGCACTAGCAACAAGATAAGATAAGGAACCGCTTGCCTCTGAATATAATGTTTTGCACATATCAAAGAATGTCTTGCGATTTACAAAAGAAGTAGGGAAGTAGTAAACTTCCACTGGATTGTTTTGATCTTTAATGACATTTTTGTTAATGACGTAATTTAATTCTTTTTGCCATTCATACACCCATGTATATACTTGGGCGGTGATCATTTCGAGGTTATTCGCTCCAGCTCCAAAATTACCTGATTCCATTGCACCAAGTAAAGAAGCGCAAATACCTAAATCCAAAGAGATTTGATTGCTAAGATTTGATTCATTTTTATCATTAAAAATATCTGTAGAAACATCTAAAGAATTAATCTTTGTTCCTGCGGCAACGCTAATGAAACTTAACCCACCTTTGTTGTTTTTGTTAACTACAGCGGTTTTAACATCATTATGTTGGGCTTCTTGTTGCTTTTTGGTTAAAGCACAAAGTCCTTTTTCTTTCCCTTCTGGGAATGTCTGATAGACAACTTTATTGTTCATGTCATCCAAAACATTTCGTTTTGTGTCTGTAAAATAATCTTTATATAGTACATCCTCAAGAGCAGCAATAACCAATGATCTTCCCCAAGGTTCTGAGTCTTTGCATTTGATTTTTCTACACATTGTTTTATCCGAATTTAATATTAACCAATTGCCGTTTACGCCATTACTTTTCTTGCGATCGTAATACCCTTTCCTGATTTCTTCTGGATACTTTTTAAGTTTTCTTTCCCGTGTATCGTCTGTGAAATCATCAAAATATCTTAAGTCAAAACCAACAACAAATCGCCCATTTTTCTTACCAACAATTTTACAATACTGCCAAGGCAAAGAAATAATAGAGACATTGACACCGATGTCATTTATCTCCATAATACGCTCAACATCAAAATCATTCATGTATTTTGTATGATCAATATCGGATGGTCTTACTTTGGTTTCGAAGTAATAAAACGCAATTCCATCTAACATCTCGGTATGTAATGCATCTCTAATGAAATGTTTGTCGTCGATTGTCTCAAGGGTAGAACGCATTAAACGTTTATTATTTTTTGCCTTGTTGTTGTTTTTCTTTTTTGCTTTCGATTTATTGATTAATATACTATCAAGACATGGCAACGCAACCATATAGTCAACAGAATTTGTAACAACTCCGTTTTTTGTATACACAAAATTTGACAATCTAATGGCGGTTTCATGGTTTTCAATTGGATTTCTTAAAACACTGCGTATTTCTTCTTTATTAAAATAATCATAAACACCACATTGAAAGATAGCGTTAAATATATCTGTTGTTGTATATTGATAACTGTTGTATTCATATGTAGCGTCTTGCTTTACATTTTCTTCCATTTTCCCTCCTTCCATTAGTTTACAAATGTTGCGTATCCGTATTCTTCATCTGTAGTTGCCATATCTAATTCCAACTGGTCTATAAAATATGATCCGTAACTACATGACGAATATCTATCTTTTCGGTTATTTCCACGTTCCTTAATTCGGATACCACCTGTGGTTAGTTTTTCATATTGTAATTCTGCACATTCACTAACAAGCGCCTGAGTTTCTAAGAATGGTCGCTCAAAATCGAATACATCATCGACTTCGATAGCTTGTCTATATTCCTTGTTCTTAGAAAGAATTTCTTCTTTGGCGGTTTCAAAATTAACAAGAAAATCAATCTTTCCTTCAACCAGATTCTTTCTGAAGTTCATAGCAATATCACTGTTCAGGTTTTGTGTACCATTGATAGCATAGATGCATGGTTTTGCGTCTGGATCTTGACACAATCTACCGTATTCATCGTTGTTCATACATTTTAATGGGGCGTATTCAACACTGCGATTTTCATCGTATAAAACTTTTTGTAAAGAATACAGAATTTGCAAACCTCCGTTACGCACATCAATTACTATATAATCAGCGTTAAAATCTTCATATAACTGACGTATTCTAATTGCCTGTTTCGTTGTATCACCTATCTGGTTAGATTCTATATAAGGGAATTGTCTACGATATCCTTGTTCCATTTGCTTATCGCCATACGTCATTGTTTCTGGGATAGCACGAATACAAGAATAAACTGAATTGTCGTTCTGAGAACCTGCTACGAATGCAATATCGCCTGCGATAACTCTTATCTCATTGTCACGTTTAGGAATTGCGTAGCGGTTTTTCTTATTGATTTGAACATCCAAATTATTTCTTGGATAAAAGACTTGTTTTGAAATTTGCCGATTCATCAGCATAGAATATGTAAAATATGCAGAATCAGATTCCTTAATTCTAAGATTTAAGAACTCTACCTTCCAACTGGTAGGATCCTGCTTTTTCTTTTCTTTGATCAACTGTTGTTTTGTTTTAAATCCATGTTTTAGACATATACTTTCATCAAATGCTAAAAGCATACCTTTTCCGTGTTTCAGCATTAATTCATAGTTCATGTCTACAATTGTCCACATCCAATGTGTAGGGTCTTGCCAAGATGAGCTAATATAGATATCAACGGGGTCTTCTTGCAAGATTTTCGCTAAAACTGGATTATCTTTATATTGTGGAAGTTGTATATAACCTGGCTGACGTACCATCTGAAATGGGGAAATGACATTATCTTCAATATTTTTCTTGATCTGTCTAAATTCTTCCCTAATAGCAACATTTGAACGAATACCACGGGCGTTATCATTTGCTGTAAACACTTTAATTGTAGATCCACTACGGAATTTAACAACAACGTCTTGTCCATTGGTCTTAACGTATTCAATTTCTGCTCTTAAAACAGCGGATTTCTCCATTAATTCACCTTGAATTTTTTCAGTAATAATCAATTTACTCTGTCCACGAGTAGCAGAACCAATAACAACTTTTGATCCTGGATAAAGAATTGCTCTACAACATGCATATAAGGCAATTAAGAATGATTTTGCATCATTACGTGCTGCAACAATACAAATTGAGTTAGAAACACCCATATAATATAGTGATAACTGTTGATATGGATATATTGGAATTTCTAAGTAATCTTGCACAAATCTGTGTAAATTTTTCCTAAAAAACGTACACCATGCTAGTGTATGCATAACATTTGTTGGATTACTTAAATAATGCGTAGATGGGAATTTTTTATACAATTCCTTTTGATATTCATCGGCAGGAAACTGTTCAATCATTTTACTAAGACGTCTGGCAGCAGTCTTTTTACTTACTTGTTTATTCATCGTCTAAATCCTCATCATCAGGAATAAAATATTCCTTATCTCTATCAGAAGATCCATATTGTAAATTTCTTAATGGACGTAACATAAATCTGTCCACATAGTCTGCCAAGTCATCATAGTCTTCATATAATGGTTTATCTTTGTAAAATTCTTCGGGCGTATATTTTGATATAGTAGCCAATGTTACTCCAAGAGTGGTGTTCTGACTTTCATCTTTTTCTTCGACTGTTTTTAGACCTGCATCGTTGAATGTTTTAGAATACTGACTGCTAAGGTCGATATATTTCTTTGAATCACCTGCTTGTAAAGCACGTATTTGCAACATATATAAATTACATAATGATTTTACGAAGATTTCTTGGTTTTGGTCAATGTTTGGATTATTGTCTTTTAGCATATTATAATGTTCATCCAGATTCTTATAATCCGCCTGTGTAAATCCAGCTCCCCATCTCTTAGTAGCTGAACCAGAAATAGATATGTTATCATCATTTACAGCTTGTTCTGCACTCATAACATGATCATATCCATCTTCATAAAATTTCGTCTTCATTCCATCAAGATATGTATTACCAACCTTTGTTGTCTGATGAAGATTACGCTTTGAAAGATATTGTGAAAATGTAATTGGTTGATTTTCAACCTTTGCATTTTTGTATGCGTCAACATGAAACACTACATCAAATTGCTGACACACATGCTTAATTGCGTGGACTTCATTTCCATTGTAGTAATTAATCAACTTCTGTAGATATAAGTCCATACAATCATTACAGATATTGATATACCCATCATTACTCTGGTATAAAGGAGAAGGAGATTTAGCGAAATGGTTTCTCTGATTATCCCAACTCTTACCACAGCATGTGCATTTATATTTTTTATCTACCCTAGTAGATCGCCTTGGCATCTCAAATTGCACGTCTCTATTAATGTACATTGGGGCTTTTACCAATTCTTCTGGCGTTAATTCTCTTGCCATAAGTCCCTCCTTTCCTTATATAATAGAAGAACAGTAGATGATATCATTCACCTACTGCATATAATTCATAATATTAAAATCTCCAAAGATCCTTTAACAGATATTCGAAAGGCAACATAGTTGGCAAAACTTCAAAATGTTTATCTTCCATAATTTTAGCAACGATATCCAAGTCAGATACATCTTCTTTGCTGATCGGAATATCATCTTCATCTTCATATCCAAAAAGCCAGATATCAGAATCAGAGTAGAAGTTTAATACAAAATCTACAATATCCTGAGTAACCTCTTCTTGATATAAATAAATGGAAGTTCCCTGTAAAGAATCATTATATTTATCATATAAGAAAACTCTAAGACTTCCATCATCAAACATTTCAAGACAATATGTGGCATCGTCTTTTTCCATATTAATCTTATGTGGAGCATAGTCAAGTTCTGACATTGCAATGGACAATATATAACGAATTGTCTCAGCGTTTGCAATGATATCTACACAATTATCTCCATCGACCAACTGATCGTTAACTGTAAATAAAAGCTCAATTTGGTCTTCGAAATCTGTAATATTCAGATCCTCATATTTGTTATATTTATCTTTATAAGAAATAACAATCACTCCAATCTTATTTGTTTACCGCATCTTTTAATGAAGCAGAAATTTTGAATTTTGGAGCTTTCTTAGCAGGAACATTGATTGTTTCACCTGTTCTTGGATTTCTTGCAACATGAGCTGGTTTATCTTCAACAGTAAATGTTCCAAGCCCCATTAAGCGAACACCTTCTCCAGACACAATGGCATCAACGATACATTCAACAACTCTATCTAATTCTTCTTTTGCCTCGATCTGAGTTACTTTGCGTCCTTCTGTTGCTGTTTTCTTTGTTGCAATACTTTTAATTAAATCTTTTGATGTTGTCATAGTTTAATTCTCCTTTTTATAATTAATGTTTTGTTTTTGACTATTTTCTACGATTTCTCTAAAGAGAGTAGCCGTAAATTGTTGATAATTAAAATGTTAATTCGTTTAACATTTTTGTTCTTTCTGCCAACATGCCATCTCTGCTCATATAAGACATAAGCGGAGTACAAGTTGGATATTTAATATCAAATACAGTTATCAAAAATTCTAACCGTTGTCTTAATGGCATATCTGTTCCTAAATACAAAATATCTTGTTCTTGTAAAAATTCCAGACGCTCATTATAATCTTTTTCCAAACTATCTCTAGTTAATTCATTTGTTTGGATCATAAGATAATTCCTAATATCCTGTGCTTTTGCACCAGTTGCAATAACATTTAGGAAATTTGCTTCTCTAGCAAAATCATATTTATCACCATAACGACCGCATTTCCTAAAAATATTTTGAGATAATGCTTCACATAGTGGTTTATAATTTGATCGTTCAGAAATACGTATTTCCCACCATTCTTTATTATTTGCAACAATATCTCTCATCAACATGAAATAACGACGAACAATTTCACCTGTTTCTGTACGCTCTACCATAGCAAGAGATTCTGCCATGTATATCGTCAATATATACTCCGTTGTATAAAAATACCCATTATTTACGGCTTTCCGTTTTTGACAAGCCGTAACAAAGTCAGTATTTTCTTGAAATTTATATGTATTGATACGACGTTTTATCCATTTAGAATAATTTGCTTTAACTTCTAGTTGTTCGTGTAATGTTCGTGCGTCAACACAGAATCCTTTAACTTCCATATTTTCAATTAAAACTGGAAGTTTCTTTTGGTATTTCATTACCAATTTAATTTCGTCATCAGTACAACCTAAGCGTTGCAGTTCTTTCTTAGTAAAATATTTTGCCAAGAATTCCTCCTTACAATAGAAGAAGTAGGAAAACAGCCTACTTGATAACGACAAATCAAAGTACAATTGAAAGCCGTATATTTATAGAAGTGGAGCAGAAGAAGTAATATCATCTGCTCATAATAGGCAGTCTGTCCGACCTGTTTTGAGAGATTGATCCTAAAAATGACTGCCGAATTGCTAATTTAACTGTATCTTGAATGATGCTGTATGTCCTTCACGTTCTGTGAACTCAAATAACTTGCAAGCACTCTTTGACCCTTTAAAAATACTGTCTGCATAAGGATCGCTACCTACAAAACTTGGGCACACTAAAATTTCCTTATCGCATGTAATACCTTCGCTGAGAGATTTTTCAAGCATTCCATGGTAATGACCAACCAATAAGAAGTCAATATCTTCGTTATAAATAGACTCCATATTTTGAATGGCACTATCAATTCCTCTTAAGGTATGTCCATGCATTGCAACCATATTAAAGCCAGCGATAGGAATGTGGATACAATCAGATTCCAGATCAAGATGGACTTCAACACGATCATTATTTGCCAAACATTCATTGATATAATTTCCAATAATATATTCAAAGTCTTCCGCACATAATTCAGAAGCTCTTGTTCCTATAGGTCGTGTTTGGTTATGGTTGCTTCGACCTACGCAATAATATTCAATTTCAACATATTTGGATAATTCATTTAAGAAATGTGAAATGATTTTTGAGATATCAACAACTGCCTTAACAACGGCAGAGTCATTGAGCCTAACGTCAGTAAGACGTAAGATACCTTGAATATCATCACCTAATGTGACGACTTTGAGTTTAGAAATGCCAAGTCTATGTATCAGCACAATGGTCTTAGATAATAAATTTTGAAATCTTTCAATGCAAATTTCTGGAGAGTATTCGTTGTTAACACTCTTAAATACTGCATTATAATGAATATCTGCAATAGAAAGCACATATCCTTTAGATTTATCTTTAACTCTCAAAGGTTTGAAGTCTGGGTTTGGTAGCATCTGAATTGCTTCAGCCACATATTCATTGAACAGCTCAAAACGACTTTCTTGGCGAGAAATACGATTTCTCTCTAAATTAACTGTCTGTAATTTCTGTCGTTCCTTACGAATTTTTTCATATAATAACTGATCTTCAGATTTTTCATCGTTACCAGATTTTTGCTTGCTGCGAAAATAAGCATCTCTGAATCTACCACCAAATGGAGTAGAAGAGGACTTGCGAATTGTATCGCTTGCACATTGTACATGATATTTTTCTTTAATTTCCTGCCAGTCGATATCAACTACACCATCAAGTTTTGAGTCAATATCTGCACAGACAGCTTCATATGTTTCTGGAGTTAATCCGATTTTGGCTAATTCTTGTTTAAAATTAATGCTGATAAATCTTCACTCCAATCTATTCTTCGTCAGAAGGTACATTTAATTCCAGATCTTCATCAGTCTTTTCTTTCATCTGAAATTCACCATATTTTCCATCAAAGTCTTTTAATAAATCTTTGAAAGATACATTTCCTTCTTCTGTTTCAATAACTCCTTTTTCGATGTCTACATAACCTGCCGCCTTAACTGTGACAGTAGTAGACTTTTTATATGATAAAGCTTTTGCCATATTCATTCTCCTTTAAACTAATGTGAATTTTTTAATTATTTGTGAAATACCCCTACACACTTGATTAAAAATGTGGTATAGTGTAAATAGGGGTAGTTTAAGTATTTTTATGTATAAAAAATTAAATGATTTCGTCTACAATTCCAAGGCGAAGCATTTCATCTGCATCAAGCCATAATTCCTGACGATATACTTTTTCGTACATTTCTTCATCAATATTAGAATGTGAAAGTACATACTGTTTAATTTTCTCTTCGTATTTCTGTGAAAAATTAAATAAATCTCTTACAGCATGAGCTGTTCCGCTAACAGATTCTGATCCACTATGAAGTAAACCTACGCTAAATGGATGACATACGGTTTTTACATTTGGATTATTATGCCCTGCCATAGCAATATGTAGCCCCATACTGGCTGCCATACTCATAATGTGAATCGTAAGTGGGGTTTTAATCTTTTCAATAACATCAACAAGATTAAATCCTCTATATACATCGCCACCAGGTGAATCAAGAATAATTGTAATAGGTTCTCCAGAGCCATCATTATCCATCTCAATAAGTGGCAAAACAGCGCTTTCAAGGATAGTATCGCAAATTGCTTCATTCACAATAATTTTGCGCTGCTGTAAATTTACATAATACTGATAATCTACTACATCTGGCAGTCCACCACCAAATTGTTTTAGTAAATCTTTAATTGGAAGTTCGAATTCTATATTCAACAGTCCTTTCTATAATGAAATTTTCAAACTTGAATTTGCAATAATAACTCGTGTACTTTTGCATTTCTTTTCAAGTTCAGAAGTTAATTTCTCTTTTAATGTTAACTTTGCTTTTTCTGATCCATGATGTAATACAATTCGATTTGTGTTAATAGAAGAGTAGTAATCAAGAAGTTGACAGAATGGAGCATGTCCACTAAGAGATTTGAGTGAGAAACTTGCACATCTACAAGTATATTGTTTATTATCTATAGAGATAGATTTAACATTTTTGTCTTTAAGTAATGCAGCTAAACTTCCTGGCGTACTAAATCCTACAAATAGAACAGTAGCATTAGAATTTGGAACTGCCTTTTTCAAATGGTGTCTAATTCTACCATTATTACACATACCAGATGTAGATAATATTACACATGGCTCATTACTATGTACCAATGCTTTACTAGATTCTGCGTCACGCACAAATATCAAGTTGTCCCAATTTAGGACTTCATCAAACAATTTTAATTCATCGCCAGATAAGATTTTGCGATATTCGTTGAAAATATCAATTCCTAACGGTGTATCAATATATACTTTATAAGGAAAATCATAATCTTTCATGACCTGATAAATCATTGTTGTGAGAAATTGAAGTCTGTGATTTGCGAAAGTTGGTATAATTACCTGTCCATGCATTTCGCATACCTGTTGTGTGATAATAGAAAATAATTTTTCGATATCATTATTTCTTTCTTTTTGTCCAGTTTTTAAATCTGGGCGATCTCCATAAGTTGATTCTCCAATGACTAAATCTGCATGATTAACAGGAGTAAACTTATTGACGTAATAATTATGTACTTTAGAATTTCCAATATCTCCTGTAAATAACAAAGTCTTTTCAACATTGTTCTGTTTGAGATACAATAAAATTTGCACACTACCAAGCAAATGTCCATTTGGAATAAGCATAAATGATAAAGTATCATCAATAACAATCTTTTCCATCACAGGATATTCAGAAACATAATTCATTGTACGTTCTACATCTTCAATAGTATACAATGGATCATAATTCTTCCCATGTTGATTGTTAATTAATTCTATATCTCTTTCAATGATATAAGCAGAATCTTCAGCCATTCGATGCATAATTCGAGAATTATCTTGTGCGACAATCATTTTTGCAGAACATCCTTCTTTATACAATCTTGGGCTTAAAAATGCGTGATCCGCATGCAAATGCGAAATAAAGATATAATCAATGTCTTTTGGTTTAAATTCTTTGAATCTTCTCTTGTTTACAAGAAAATCATCATATTTACTATTTGACTGATGTAAACCAGCATCAATCAAAATGTTGTGAGTATCTGTTTTTACATAAACCATAGAACCAGTAACATCCATTGCAGCAGGTTCATCTACAAATGATACTCTGATATTGTTTTGTTTTTTCTTCATAGAGAACACCTATCTTTCTCTATACTTCTTTAGAGCTTTCATTACGCTTCTTTTCTCACTTGCATAGTAAGTAGGATGTCCAGAATACGTCTGATGAATATCAGATTTGTCCTTGAATCCTTTTGAGCGAAGATAGAAAGCTTCATTTTTGGTGATCTTAATTATAGAAGATCCCTCCATTCTTAAAATATTTCCAGTGATGCTTGACGCTGCACATGGCAGTCGTCGTACATATTTACTGGATAAGAAAGCCTCAGACTGGATTGGAACCAGCTGTCCTTCAGGTCATGTCCTGTGCCTTTACCTGACTTAATGCTACCGAGGCATAATGGCTTGGAACGGATTTGAACCGCTTCACAATATTAAAAGTATTGCGTTCTACCAATGAACTACCAAGCCAGAAAGGAGTGGCAGACGAATATTAATCCATCTGCCTGTACTAACAATGAAAAAATCTTTGTTAAAAAAAGAACTGACCACCAAACAGCTCTTTGATTGCACAGGTAGGATTTGAACCTACGATCCCCTGAACCCAAATCAGGTGCGATAGCCAAACTACGCCACTGCGCAATGTTGGTAAGGACATTTACGTCCCCACCAATGAAAGATACTATATGAAAAATAAAATGAAACCTAGAAAAATAGCAGAAGGTGGATTTGAACCACCGATCTTCAGGGCATGAACCTGACGAGATAACCAAACTTCTCCATTCTGCGACAGGGATACCTAGACTTGAACTAGGCTCGAGACAGTCAAAGTGTCTTGTGATACCGCTACACCATATCCCTTTGGATGCATTTTTTGTATAAATGCAATTCCTACAGTTGGATTCGAACCAACGACTTTCATCTAATGTTATCCTTGCTGTGATGACCCTCTAGCCTCTGAGGTATGTAGGAAAACTGGCTAGGCAAGACTCGAACTTGCAACCGCACGGTTAACAGCCGTGTGCTCTACCATTTGAGCTACTAGCCATTGAAGTTGACATGACAGGAGTCGAACCTGCAACACCAACGTCCGTAGCGTTGTGCTCTGTTCCATTGAGCTACATGTCAATACATTTACCATGTCTCATTCGTACACACTGGCGACACAGTATAATGTTGATTATTAAAGATATTGTGTGTAAAGATATCTTTAAAAACGACCTCAATCCACGTAGGAGCTTGAGGTACTCTCAAGACGAACTGAAGCGATGAACTTCATCAGAATATCAGTAGAGGTACAGGTTACCAATATTCACCAGCCATCAGGGCATTCGCATATTTTTTTGATCTGCGCATCGTATGCCTCTCAGATCTAGTCGTCCCTGTTGAGGGAATCGGACCCACT